TAACACTATTAGAAGTGTCTACGGTAGAGACGCTAGTGGAATGCAAGCAGGTATGGAATCTGAGGTATTTAGACTTGTATATGGTCCACCTAAATCTAAGACCGGGCAGTTTGTATTCTCAAAAGACGGGCTGTATTATGATTCCCAAGTTAGTGGGCTATACCCTGCACTGTTAGAACTTAATGTAAGAAATAAACAAATAGATCCTGGGGATAGGTGGAAGTTTGAGCAAGATCCTAACTTGGGTGGAAGAGGTAAAGGATTCTCTACAAAAGATCTAAATTTATATTTTAATACAATATTAGATCCAAACATAATTGACAACTCAGTATCGTTACAAGCTTATTATAATAAAGATGGTTATTTACAAGATTTGATCGGAGAAAGAAATAAAAGAATTTACGATCTATCTGCTCAAATTACCCAACTTGAGGTTAACAGCCAGCCACAGTCAGTAATTTATAATCACAAGCAAGCGTTGATATCTGAGAATGCAAACCATCAAGAGAAGATAAATAAGAGAAAGAAGCAAATTGAATTAGCTATAAAAATACCGGGAATATACAAAAATAAAATTTTATATAATCCTGGAGAAGTCCCATTAAATGATTTCTCTTACTTGGAAGGTTTGAATATTTCTTTAGATATTCAAAAACAAAAATCAATAGTTATTACTCAGGATGATGTTAGAGGTAGTGTATTACCTATAACTGCACCGACTTACGTAATAGCTCCAGAGCATAGTAAGAATACTGTAATTGACCATCTAATATTGACTGATATTGGAGAGGGCGCAATCCTACGCGAGGGTAATACTGTAAACTCAGTGTCTGCCCAGACTTACGAAATAACTGATGAGGTTGTTAATGATTCTCTCTATGCAATGTATAACTTCTTAGAAACTAATATTGAAACTCCAAGTTCAACTGCTAACCTTTTAAGAAATTATGCATCTGAAACTAACTTAGGTTATGGGCAATTAGTTGCAAATAATATACAGGATGTATTTAGTAAGGGATTAGGTATTGCTTATTTAAGCGGAATAACTAGACATTCAACTACCGATGCTAGGTATCCAAGTGCTTTAGGTTCTTATGTTAAGTTGCCAGATGAGGCAGATTTCAACGATTTATTATACCACAAAAACGGAGCTACTATAGACTTCTGGGTTCACTTACCTAAGTTTAATGATCCCGATGCTGGCTTTGGTGGTGGAACTAACGTTTCTGGATTGTATAGATTAATTTTAGCAAATGAAAATGTTGGTGTAACTGGAAACCTGAGTTCATCAACAAACGATGACGCTAAGTTCTTTAATTTTAGTGATAATGTTGTTAATGGATTTGTGATGGGATTTACCAGAGATAGAAGACTGGTAAGTTCTGAAGCTCCTAGCAATGATAGCTCTTTAAATCCAAGTTCAAATATTTCTTTCTTCTTAGCTCCAACTCAATCTCTAAGTGTTTCATCTGCAGGATTTATTAATAGAAACTTTAAAGATTATTTAAACTGTAATTCTGGAACTACTTATCACTGCATGGTTCAGAATATATACGATAGATTTAATGGTAATGCATACTCAGCTTGTGGTAATACCTTCTGCCATATAAGTGTTACGTTTGATCCAAATAATGATCAGGTTAGGTTTTACTTAGATGGTGTTAATACTACAACCTCATCTTTATCTAATATCTTTGGTGTTGAGCCTTATGAGATGCCTAAGATACCCTCATTTAAGAAAGGTAATAGCTTTGAATATAAATCTACCACTGTAGGTTCCTTAGCACCAAACTCTTTGAAATCAGGTCCAAAATTAAATACTTACTTTACTCCTTGGATAGTTGGTGGTGGCTATACTGACGGGATGTCTCAGTATGGAAACTTTATGGGTGGTAAGTATGGCGGAATCATAAGTGGATTAAAAGGCTATTTAGGTAGTTTTAAATTATATAAAAAGCCATTAAGTTCCGATGAGGTTGCCACTAACTACAGGGCACAAAAAGAATTCTTTAAAAATATAGACACGTTACTACTTTAAAATAACCACACTATATATAATTAATTGGATTAATTAAATGGCAAACCCAGGAAATTTAGAAGAAGAGGAAGACCCAGGATACCCAGGAGGTGTTGATGGTGTTGAAGACTTTTACGGTGGCGTAGGTGCTGCATCAAGGCAAGGCACCACGACACTATACGGTATCAATCCCTCTAAAATTGCTAAACAGGATATAATAAATACTAAAAATAAAGCTTTTGGTATGTTATTTCCTATGGGCCATGATCCTAGAAGTGGTTACGTAGCTAAAAGCTCAGGATTAAATTTAATAAAACAAAATTTAAGGCAGTTGCTTTTAACTACCCGAGGCCAAAGAGTTATGCTTCCAAATTTTGGAACAAACTTAAAAAGATATTTAATGGAGCCATTAGACCAAGTTCTATTAAATCAAATTAAAGAAGAAATTTTAGAAACCCTCGCTGGATATGCCCGTAATGTAAATGTATTAAAATTACAAGTAATTCCAGGAGAGGATAGTAGACTTGGTGGTGGGCACTATATTCTTATAAATTTATTCTGTTCTCTTAGAGAGCAAGAAGAAGTTACTTTTGAACTTAAGGTTAATTTATTCTAATGGTTTACACTGGTCAAATACAATCAGATTTTTTAAAGTTAGCTAAGGTAGAGGATGTTGATAAGGAACGTCTTATTAACTATGCTGCCACAGATTTTATTAGCTTAAGAGAATCTTTAGTAGAATATATTAAAGCTGTTTATCCATTAGATTATAACTATTTCTCTGAATCTGATTTGGGTATGATGCTAGTTGAGTTAGTGGCCTATATGGGGCATGTATTGTCATATAAATCAGATTTACTCGCTAATGAAAACTATTTAAAAACAGCTAGACAAAGAGACAGTGTTCGTAAGTTATTAGAGTTGATTGGAGTTAGAATAAAAGGCCCCATAGCTGCTGCTGCTAATGCCAGAATAACTTTAGACTCTAATCCATGGACTACTGAAGACGATAGTCAAAGTTTAACTTTCTTTCCACAAAATAGAGTAATCACTATAAATTCTCCCCAAGATGGATTACCAATAACTTATACCTTGTATAAAGTTGCTCCAGATGGTGACATTGACGTAGCTAACAGCACTGGGAATATAACTGTTTATAATAGTGAAAAAGCTTCGGATACAGTATTAGAAAATCTGATATTATTAGAAGGTTCTTTGGTTATTGATAGCGGAACTTTTTCTAATGTTGAACAAATTAAAAGTATAACTTTGGAGAGAGCCCCTGTTATTGAGGGTAGTGTTCAAGTATTTATAACTGGTGATTCTAATACTAGCGGAGTCTATCGACAAGTTGATAGTTTCTTCTATGCTTCTGGTGCTAATGATAAGATATTTCAAGTTATTCCAAGTGAAAACTATCAAGCCAAGATAATATTTGGAGACTCTAATCTTGGAAAAAATCCAAATCTTGGAGATTCATATACCGTAGTTTATAGAATTGGTGGGGGAACTAGAGGTAATATTAGAAGTGAAGTTATTGATGCCAGATCTTCGGTGGTATTTGATCCAGGTGGTGGTAATCCAACTAGTATCATAGATGTCACAGTAGAAAATTCTGGGCAAGCTACTGGAGGATCTGATGCAGAAACTTTAGAGCACGCAAAAAGATATGCACCTTTAATGTTTAGATCCCAGAATAGATTAGTAACTTTACAAGATTACAAAGCTTTCGCTAATAGCTACATAACTTCCTATGGGTCAGTTGGTAAAGCTAATGCAATAGTTAGAAGAGCTTATTCATCTGCTAATATTATTGATGTTTATGTATTAGAAAAGGCTAATAATATACAGTTAAGAAGAGCAACCCAAGAGTTTAAACATCAATTAGTAGAAGCCATGAATGAACTTAAGATGATGACTGATGAGGTCATTGTCGTTGATGGTCTTATTAGAACTTTAGATTTAGTTATAACTGCCAGACTAGATAGAAAGTATGCAACTAGAGAAGATGTAATAAAAACTAAAATACGTTCTAAAATATTACAATATTTTAATGTTGATAATAATGATTTTGGAAAGCAATTTGATCCTCAAGATTTAGTAAATTATATATTTTCAATACCCGAAGTTAGATTTGCTACAGTTGATAATGTAGCTGAAGTAATAAAATTAAACTTTAATGAAATTGTTCAATTAAATAATTTTACTGTAAATATAGTATATGTCTAGTCCTACTCAATTTATTGATAACAGAAAATACTACAAGTCTAATTTTGATCAGGCTTTAAGATATACTATACCTTCTATCTATTTTGAAGAAGATGAATTGCTTGTTAGTGGTTTGGGAGAACTTGATATTATTGATCAAGTAGTTAATTCACAGGTAAGTATTCTAGCTAATTTTAGTTCAATAATTAATATACCTTTAACATACCTAACTCAAACAGTATTTAGCTCTATAAACTCCCCATCTACTATGGCTCAGTATTTTATCAAACAAAATGACTTGTTTGATATTGAGCCTATAGAATTTGAGAGGCAAATATTAAATGCTCTTTCTGGAGATTCTTATAAAGGAAAATCATTTAATCAATTTGAAACTAGTGCAGACTTCTCTTACTATGTTACGAATGAACTTTTACCAGGAATAAAATTAGGTTCACCTTCAATATCTTTTGGAAATTTATCTAATCAAGATGATAGAAGTGCTTATCTAATAGAAACTATACCTTGGTTATATTTTCTTAATTTACCTTACAGACCTTGTTATAATTCTTCTGCATATGTGCATGATTTAATAGTTGGAAAACTATACGCAGGACAGCCAATTCATTTAGTTGATGCCATGAAAGGTGTCACTGAATATATATGGAGGAATTATACTACATCCACTACTTGGCAATCAAAAGGATTTATACCAAAAGCTTTTGAGCCTGATTTAACAACCGTTGATCCGTTTACTAGTTCAACAGCAAAACTAGATGCCCTTAAAACTTTAATTGATATTGTATACTCACCACTTTATTCTGACAGAGGTGATATCAGAGTTCAAACAGCAATTCAAGATTATTTAGATAGCAATATCAGGATAACTCAAAAAGTTAAGCATGGCCCTTTTACTAGGTTAATGAAAGCCTTTTCTTTTGGATTTGCTGATTATGATAGTAATGTAGAAAAATTAAAAATACTAGATGATATAAATAAATGTCCATCTGAGTATTTACCATATTTAGCAGACCTTATAGGTTGGAAATTATTTGGATCGGACCCTGATCGGTGGAGACTTCAAATTGTAAACGCTGTCGATGTTTACAAAAGAATAGGAACCAAAAAGTCTATTCAATACGCTATAAATTCCGTATTCCCTAATGGTCAGTTCGATGTAAGCTCCAGAATATCAGAGCTTTGGGAATCATATGTTCCATTCTTAATATACTATTCTTTAGCAACTGAGTCCACTATGTTATCAAGTTTTGATACATGGACAAGAGACTTAGCATTAAAACTTCAAGTATCATCCTACAACTTTAGTAGCATAGATGAAAATGTTAAGCTGGTAGTAGATCAAATAATGTATGAGCTAGCTAAGGAATACCCTTCAAACTTTATAGTAGCTAATAATCCTGAATATTATGACACTGAAAGTTTTGTAGCTAGCTTTAGTAAATTCCCAATAGGGACATCTTCTTTCGTATTTAATTACAGAGGAAGAAAGTTCCCAGTCCCTCCATTTGAAGAATATCCATACTATGCTAATACAATTCTAACAAATGATTTAATAACTACCATAGCAGATAAGTTAGTTTGTTTTGGAGTTCCAAATAGTTTTGCATTTAAAGTATCTGATTTTATACGTGACAACAGTGTTCTAGCTCAGGATGACATAAGATCTGATAATAGGTTTTTACTATTCACTTCCGCTGCCCAATACCCACCAAACTGGTCGGATATTATTAAAGACATCTCTAATAGAAAAGTAGAATATTTTCCTCTTTGGAATAGTAAATCATCTCACTTCAATGTTGTTTTTCACTCTAATGAATTTGATTTTACTAAAAATTCATTAGAGACTGATTCAAGAGAAGCATTTGGTATAGTTGCTGATATCATTAAAGAGTTCTCACCAGCCCACTCAATACCAAATATAACTGCAGATCTAAGTTCAGCCGATACAGATGAGTTTGTAAATATTATTTTGCCTTATGTTGGTGCAGACAAACTTGAATTTACACAAGTAAATTATTCTAGTGGAACATCTGTAGCTGGATTTGTTGGATCTGGATTATTAATGGATACCTACAAGAGAGGTATTGCGACTGGGAAGCCACCATTTAAAAGATGGCAAGCAGACTCAATAATAGATCCTTTATTAGCTGCAAGTGGAACTTTAGCATACTTACCAAGAAGAAACCATAGAAGAAGAAGCTTTAAATTTACATTACCTAAGGATGGATTCTACGATAGAACTGGATTCAATATGCCAGTAACTATGGATGTTTCTACTGTCGAAATATCATTACCATCTTCTCTTGGGTTCTTGCCTTTAGGATTGATACCATCTTCACAACAATACGTACCAATACCTGATTACAAAAATATACCAGCCATCTATGATCGTTGTGAAAATTTAACATCTAAAAATTATTACTCTGGTCTTTGGGTAAGCAATACATTCCCATGCCGAGGGTGGAGGCGGGTAGAATCAAACGGTAAGTATCCGCAGCAAGGATCAAGACCAGACTATTATCATGATTTAAATCAATTACATCCCTTAATAGCTGTTATGCATTATATAAAAGAAAAGAAAAAATTATATGATGCTTCAACTTATTATTATAATAACCCAAATTATTTATATGAAAATAGTTATTGGAAAAATGTAATACAAAGTTATGCTAATAGTTCAACAGAATTAAGTGGTAACTTTCCTAATTCTTTTGAAGATTATACTAATTTTGAGTTTGGAAGAGACTTCCATAAGTTCTATTCAGACTACAGAAAAAATTTCTCTAGCGGGACGGTGCCAGGAAGACTTATCCCAAATGTATTGTATTTAGATGGTCCAACTATTTTCGGGCATACCTTTGGTTCAATATTTAAAAATTCTAAATTAAATGAAAATGGAAGTCTAACTAAAGTTAGAACTGATCTAATTGTCTCATCACTTGATTATGTTCCAGTATTTTATAATGGAACTGGGGTGTTTTCAAGTTCTGGTGTTAGCTATTCTGGAACATTTATTGCTAGTAGTTTGTCATCTATAACTATTGAAGGATTTGAATATAGAAATTCAGGAATATTGGATCATATAGAGCTTTGCCAAAGTGTAAGCTCAGGGCAAAATAATTCATTTACAATCTATAGATTAGATAAGAATCAAAAAGACCCAAGAAAAATAAATCCATTACTTTATAATAATACACTAATAAAGCAAACTTCTAAAAATGGATTCGGTAGAATTAGATTTGATTTGAGTAGGTATACCTGCTTAGGATCAGAACTTTATGATACCTCTACAAATTTCTTAACACCAGAACATAACTTTAAATTAACTTTTAAAACTTTAATTAGTAATACTGATGGGGACTTATTGGGTGATGGTGCTGTAGGAGTATGGATTCATACTCAAGAGGAAGATGGTAATATTTGGAGTTACTCCAAGGATGGTAAATGGGTTCAGCATTCTGCATCTGCAATAACTATTTTAGACCTAGTTACTAAATTTGCAAATTTATCTACTTTTGTTCCAGGAAGAAGAGGCCCAGTATTAAAGTGTGCAAAGTATATTGATAAGTCTGATCCAAATAGATCTAACCAACTTTTAAATTCTTTTAGTGATGATGAATTTCAAACTATAGAAATAAATTTTAATACTAGAAATAGGGCATTGTGTGAAGACCCTGAAACTCAATTGATAGTTCCTAATCAGTATTATAAAAATGTCTCTAGCAAAGTTCATAGATTAAATCAAAAATACGTGGTTGAGGTCTTCACATTACCATCAACTAAAGATAATTTTACTTTATTCTATGATTTTAATATGCTTGATACAACATTAAATGCTTGGTCTAAACCATTGGTAGGTGGAATAAGAAACAAAAAACCAATAGGTGATATTTATTGCCCAGAGTTTAGAATTGATTTAACTCGGGAACAAGTTCTTACTATAATAAAGTATTTTAATGAATTAGCTGGAGTTTATAACAACTTTGGATATGCAAGTAGAATAGCTACTCAAACTTCTGGAATCTATGAGACTAGTGGTGGAAGCAGATTAAACTATGTTGATAATCCTGATTGGAATACCTCAGTATCTAAATATGCTACAGGACTTCACTCTTTACTAAGTATTATAAATTAATATGTTAACAGATACAGCCAGAGAACTTTTAGCCGATATAATGACTGCAAACAGAAGTTTGTCTGGTATACCCTCCGCGTCTGCAATATTAGATACTTCAAATTATACTTTTCAAGCTATAAGTTATGGTAAAGATGCAAATGGATTTAAGTTTCATGCTCACGAAATACTAAGCCCATCGGCAGATGGTAAGATTAAGGTAGTATCTTATGAAAATCTAACTGTATCTAGTTATCATTCTTCAGCCACTGCTGTGGCATTAGATTCAATATATAAGATGTTTCCCGCTTCACCATTACCCACCGATACGAGGCTAGAAAAGGCGTCTACAGTCCCTAATTATAGCTTGGGGGTAGTAGATGCTGGTCAATGTTTGAATGCGTTTGCCAGAAGCACAAATGATAATATAAAAACCAATGCCCACTTGATAGGTTGTTTCCCAGCTTCGGGAGGGACAGATTTTTGGGTAGTTTCTTCGGCAAGTAATCCTGCCGGAAGCATAATTTATTCTGGGACTCTCTCAAGCACTTATAATGAACAACAAATATTAGATAGTTCTGGATTTTTAACTTTTGCTCCTGGGGTAGCATCAGACCATAGTGATTTATATTCAGACTTTAATAATAATAAATTTGTTAATGCTTTTTCTAAAGGAGTAATAAGACCAGCTAATACCGCACAATTTCCAAAACAAGTAGATTTAATATGGTATTTACCCTCCGGCGATGCTGGTAGTTTACTTTTATTCGGGGGTATCTATCATTTTGGACTTTGGTGCTTAGACTTAAAACAACTATTAAAAGAAGGAAAATACCCACCATATTCATTTGATGCCCTAAATAATCAAAGAAAATATAAATTATTTGCTAAACATACGTTTAATAAAGATCTTTTATATTTAAATGATTATTTAACATACTCTGGATTTTTATTGCAATTTACAAAAAATACTAATTTGAGTACTGCTTGGGGCGGTCTTTCTTTTGGTGCTATAATTTTTAATTGGTCTATTAAATTTGCTTAAATCATGATTTTAAATGCTATAGAAGAATTGGATATTAAAGGTCACTTAACAATTTCAAAACTTTTTCCAAACGGAGAAGAGGAGATTGTTTTTGATGATCATAATATAATCGTATCTGGAATGGGTGTAGGTTTAACTCACCTTTTTGCTCTATCAGGATCTGGGTCTGTTTTAGATTATCAAATTGATAGATTTCAACTGGGACTATCTGGTGGAGCAAACTTAGAGTCTAGCACAACATATCAACTTAGTGGACCTCTAACAAGCCTTAGCGAATATGTTGGAGCAAATAATAATTCTAATATACTAGTTGCATCAGGGTATCAAATAAAAAATAATTCTGTTGTAAATACGCCAGTATGGTATGGAATGATACCTGCACACAACATTACTAGAATTGATAATACTACAGTAAGATATACTATAGTAATAGATCAAAATGCTTGTAATGATTTAAACAGAAATAATGTAGCAGTATACTTAAGTGAAATTGGATTATTTATAAAGAACATAAAAAATAATAATCCGGCTGCACCAATATTAGCAGCTTATAGATATTTTACTGAAATCAGAAAAACTTCTGATTTTGCATTAATTTTTAGATGGAGCATTAGTTTCTAAAATGGCATTTTCAAAAGCAGATCTTTACACAACTAGTGGTGATGTAACTTTATATCATTGTTGGACTGAGAATGTTACCAAATATGGATCAGATACTTTCTATAATTGGGAACAAGACAATATGCCCATCCATGATTTGGAAGAAAGAACGTTCTATTTATGGGAACAGTTAGGATATCCAACGTCTTCAATTCCAGGTGTAGCATTAGTAGTTTCCGCTGATGCTCCAGATTCTGCTTGTAACAGTAATATATTTAAGACTGTTAGTGCTGCTGTAGCTGCATTACCTCAAATAATTAATTACCCAATTATAATGGAAGTTGCCAACTTCGGGGAATTAGGTGAACTTAGATTAACCAATCATAAGTTTGGACCAAGAGGTTCATTAGAAATTATTAATAGAAATTTTGCTAAAACTTTACCAATAACTACAGAATATATAAATATTGGATATACTTCATCAATATTTGATACTGGAACTACTTTAAATTTAAATTTACAAAAATATACATCAAGTATATCATACAATGTCGAATTACAAGCTGCTGAATTATTACAATTTGCACCTTTAAAACATTTTACGGATTCATCAGCAGTTGCTATAAAAACTCCTGTATTTAGTTCAATTTATGATTCTAGATTATCTGGAGTTGGTGGTTTAAATTCAAGACTAAATGGTATAATAAAAAATAATACTTCATTCTCTTTAAATAAATCTACTTTATTTATAGGTGATGATACATCTCCAAATCCTTTTACTGTAGGATCTTCAGCTACTTTAAATTTTAGAGCTTATGAATATAAAAATAATAGTTTTGATGAAGTAGGAATTAAAGATGTTAGCACATTAGATCCATTTAATAATAATGAATATAAATATTATGCACAAACATGGTATAATTTAGATACTGGTGATTTAAAAGCAGTAGCTAACGGATTATTTTATGGTAATAAATTATCTAAAATAATTGTTGTAAATTGTGATGGTCCAATTTATATAAGAAATTTCTTTGTTGATGGATCAGCAATTTATAGAACCGACAATCAATATGGAGTAGAAATAAGTAATTGTCCAAATATATATTTAGAAAGTATTGTATCTACTAGATTTAGAAAGTCTGGATTCTTATTTAATAATTCAAATGTCACGTTACTTCGTGGATGTGTAGGGACAAGAAATTATGGATTTACCCCATCAAACAAAAGAATTACTTCTGATTATACTACCAGAATAAAAGATATTTCTTTTGATACTATTCAAGACTATTTATTAGATGATGATGCTGCTGGACTTATTGCAAATAATTCAGTTATAAATGTAAGTTCTACTTCTGCGATGGAGTTTGCAAATGTTCCAAAAATACCTTTTGGAGAATCTCTCAATATAGCTGGATCATCTCTACCTCATACTTATTATATTTATGAATTTAGTAAAAATCCAAACGGAATTATATTAAATAATTCGACATTTAAAGGTGGGTTCCCAGAAGTCGCAGGGACTGGTGGTGATTCTAGATTTAATGCTATAAATATATCAATTGAAAATAACGTTGGTTGTGGTCTTAAACTTAAGAATTCAGAATTTACTTTTGATGGAAGATTACTAACTACTGAAAATTTATATGGAATTGTATGTGAATCATCCATCCTAGAAGTTGACAAACTTCTTGTTGGTTTGAATCAAAAAAGTGGAATTGAATTAATTAATTCTGTTATGAAATATAACAGAAATAGATTTAAACCAAGTAATGCAACTGAAGCAATAGTTCAATTTTTATTCTCTGGTAATGGACAACATTTAAATCTTTTAAATTCTAAAATATTACCTTATGAATGTTCTGCCATGGATGTAAAATATGGTAGAATGAGTTTTAAAAATCCTCTTGGTGTTTATCAAACAATAGGTGGAGTGACAAAAAATGGAATATTACCTTCAGTTAGCTTAAAAAATAATTCAGAAGCTATTTTAGTTCATCCAAAATTTGAGAGATCGGATGGTCAAGTCATAGATGGGCAAGCTTGTAGAGGATCTGAATTAGCTGTTACAAATGGGTCTATAGCAGTTTTAAAAGGTTCAAAAGAATATGCAACAAAAATTGTAGGTCCAGTAAGTTATGATCTTCAGAAGAAATTAGCGGCAGTCTACGCTGGAGCAAACTCAGTAGTTGAAATTAACGGCCCAACCGCAATAGCACAATTTGGTGTTGATATATTAGGTGAAGATAATTCTGTAATTAATATTGGACCACATAGAGATAGAACTAATGGCGCAATTGACGTAAGTTCATTTTCATTAATTGATCCTGCAAATCATACCACAGTAGAATTACACAGCACTAGGTCTTGTATTGTTGTTAATAAATTATCAACTTTAAATATAAGAGATTTAGGATCTTATAGATTAAATTGGAATAGGACAAATTTAGGTGCTAGTGCATATTCAAGCGGAGTTGATTATAGAATTGAAAGCCCCTACCTTGGAATTGAACAATATGTTAGCGGTGGATTTATTCAGTTCTACCCAAATCCAAATGATTCATATGATTATACATATGATGAAGGTAAAGATGATATCACTGGTGCAGATGGTAGTAGATTACCTTATGAAAACTTTGCAAATGGAACTACATCCCAACCAAGATATATGCTGTTTAATCCAGTTAATAAAGTTCCTTTAGAATTTTCTGCAGTTACGAATGGCGGTATGTGTGTAAGAGCAGTTAATAATAGCTTGGTTAATTTATTAAATGTTAATTTTCCTTGTGGTTGGTGGAACCCTTCATCAGTTTTTTATGACACAAGTGCTCAAGGGGAAAACAAATATTGCAGTAGATTATATATATGGAATATTGCAGATAATTCTCAAATAAAAGCATCCTTATTATCTGTCAGTGGATTATTTCCTGCAAACTCAGGATATATTGGACCTAGTGGTAACTGGGGTAGTGGAACTAACTCATTAATTGTAGCTTCCGGCTTACCTGCAACGACACCAGATACAAGTTCAATATCAATATTAGATTACTTTGGTAGAACTTATTCTAATCCATTCGGTAAATCAGGATCAGCCGAAAACTTCGGAGTATTTAGATTATATTTCTCTGTTAATCCAGTAGTTAATGTTTTAACAGATACCAATTCAGATACTTTTGGAGCAATTAATCAAATATATTCTCAAGGATATCAACCTTCTAGCAACTTAGTTGGTTTAGGGACAGTAAGTTCCTTATACCCTATGTTATTACAAAGAAATTCATCTAATTCAATAGTTCCCTCTGGATATTATTATTGTTCTGCTATGATAGATAATCCTTCTAGAGTAAGAGCTTACTTAGATGAATCTGCTGCAGAAACTTTTGCTAATGCTAAACATTGTTCTGTAGGTAAATCTGGGTTACCTAAATTAGTTTCAATTTATTTCCCTTATAATGATACTAAATTAGGAGACTCTGCTAAAAATTCTGTAAAAGTTTTTGGTAATGGTATAAAATCATTAAATGTTTTTGATATAGAGAGAGATAACTAATGGTAACAATTAAATATAAAGACAGTAATTATAGATTTACTGACCCTATAAGATATTTTAAAGCTAATGACCCAATATATTTTGAAGTTGAAAATATACCTTTAAAACAATTACAGGAAAATGATCTTTGGCTAAAAGATCAAATTACTAATGGTTTAAAAATTGATGAAATAGATAGATCAGGTTTTTCTGAATTAAAACCTTATTCAACAGGAACTGATAATGTTGTAAAAGTAAAACCAGGAAGATTTATTGCAAGAATAAATGATGCCTATAGCATAACACCTTTACAAAAAATAAGAAATTTATTAGGTCAAAATATAAATGAATACAATACTTGGGCAGCAGAAGGAAGTAATGGAGCTTATTTAGATGTAGTTCTTGAAAAATTTAAAAATCAGTTATCGAACTTAGATTTGAATGGATTATCAGAGAGAGTTTTAGCTTGGCCAGCATACAGCCCAGGAAGAGCCAGCCAATATTTATCTGAAATATATAATCTAGGTTTTGGTACAACTTTTCCAACTGGTGTTTCTCCATTACCTGTAGCTCAAGGAGTTCTTTTTCCTGGAGATACTGAAGTAACTGAATATATTATAAAACAATATGAAGATGGTGATGCTCTTACTGGTTTTGCCTCATTAGGCAATGCTGAGACAGCATTTATAAAACGATGGAGAGGTGTTGCTAGAACTGCTGTCGTAGATTTATCAGAAGAAACTTCTTTAGAAATACCTCCATTTAATGCTGAAGATTTTTTCTATATTGACGAAAACGGTGTTAAGCAATTAATATCAGGAGCTAATCAAAGAATAGATTTATTATTTATTTATTCAAAACCAGTTGATGCTAGCTCAACAACTATAGCAAAGTTCACTGAGTTCTCTCAACCAACTACAATAACTAAACCAGAGCTTGGTATAGTTTATGGTGCTGGGTTAGGTGTAGACTTTAGAAAAACTTCTAATGATATTAGATCTGCAATTAAGCAAGTTGATTTAATAGATCAAGTCGGAACTTCAAAAATGCTTGCATTTGTTGGAGATTCTTTATCAGTTAATAATGGATTCTCGTTATCTAACGTTCATGGATCATTCCCAGCACCAGATGATTTAATGAACATAGCTCCAATGTTAGATATTAATTTAAGGGATAATCATTTTGCATTAGTAGGACAAACAGTATTACCGTTAGCTTATATTGTAGTTAAGGCTGGTGCTGCTGTTAATGAAAATAATCAAAGTTTGTCTGTAATTTCAAACAATGATATTATTGATATAAGACCTTTCTTTAGAACTACTGAACTTACTTATAATGAGAGGGCTGGGTTGGCTGCTGCTATCCCTGCGCCCTCTTTAGCCAATCCAGTTGTTACTCAAGCTGAATTAGACTTTGAAGTAAAGAGAAGTTATCAAGCCATTCAAGCTAGATTAAATTCTATTCAAAATACAGTTACTGTTCAAACTACGCCTAGAGTTGTTGGAGCGGGATACGTAAAAGGTGGATATAACTTTGGTGTAGAGGGAACATTAGCAAGATATATTGAACTTAGACTCACTCAAGGAAATTTAACAAAAGAAAGATTAAAGTCTGAAGTAATATCAAGATTTGGATTACCATTAGGAATTGAAATCCCAGATTTCCCAGATTGGGATATTGGTGCTTGGGTTGTAGCTAACAATTTAAGTGAGCAAGGATCATTTCCAAATGATTACATGAATGTTTATCAATCTGGAGGATATGGAAATGTGAGACCTACTTATGCTAATACTGCAGTAGAGTTTGCTCCTTATCAAAATAAGGAATTAACAACTAGATTAGAGAGACTAGGAACTGACAATATAACTGGTAAAACCGGACACACTTGTGTGTTCTTTGTTAAAAAGAAAATATACTTTAATAGAGGATCTATTCCTTGGATGAACGACTACCATGTTGATGTCCAGCTATGGAATTGTGCTCCCCTAGGATGCAGGGCGCAAGCGGAAAGATCCATAACTACGGCAGGAACTAATTCAGTTTGGGTAGAAAAATCATATAACTATTTTACCATTTACGTAGCTTGGGTTGCCAGTGATTATAATTTCGGAAATGGAAAAGAAGAAATCATAGAGAATATAAATAATTCTACTTCAATTAATTTACCAAACTCAAGAAGAAATGGTAGTAATTATGCCGGGTTCTTAGTTATGACTGATGGAATAACTAATGCTGGTGGAAGAGGGGATTATAATCAAACTGTATTTAATGGCGAAGGTAGCGCAGGAATTGCTATTTATCCTTCAGTGACATTTAAAATAACTGGGTATCCAGTAAATTATAATGGATTAAATTTAAATCTTAACGCCGATAATCCAACTTTAACACTAGCTTAGTATGCCTAGAATTAGTAATAGGTTTAATTGTGGAGAGTTTCTCCCTGGTCGAAGACCTGTTACCGGGGGCACTGTAAATACAGTTCCTCCAATCTATATTCCACCTCCAAAAAAAATACCAAGGCCACCATTTCCACCAGCACCAGATGATCCTAGGGGTCCTGGGTCAGAGAGGAGATGGGCATGTAGATTTAGAGGAACTATAACTTGCCCCCCACCAAACTTAGACGTAATTTCAAGTCGTGTATTTAGATGTATTGAATGTAATACTACTTTGGCAGGATCTTGGCCACCTGAGTGTATTTATCATAGAAAAGAACTTTGTCAAATCCACTGTCTGAATATAGATTATCCATGCCCAATACCCCAAGTTCAAGATGGATTTAAGTGTGTAGAAGAAAAGATATTATGTCCTTATGGGACCGCACCTATTCCAGGTGTATCAGAAATTGATCCAACTACTGGATTACCAATAAAAGAAATAATAAGAAGATGTGAACCCTGTAGAATAATGCCATCAGATCCTGATTGTATTTATCAAAAAATAGATGATTGTCAGGAAGTATGTCTAACATCTCAATACGAGGATTGTGTTAGAACGCCAAGGGGTCCTACAACAGGTGGCGGTATAGCCACTGCTGTAATTGAAGATGGGTGGAGATGTAATACAACAGACTTATTTTGTCAAAATGGAACTCGTTATGGATTTATCCAGGAATGTGTTCAAGATTGTAATTTAAGTATTAGTCGTCCGGGAGATGGATGCTTTCAATTTAAACGAGACTGCGATAATACATGCCCTTATGTTGTTCAAGAAGATCCAGAACTTTGTGATCCAGTCACTCCAACAGGTGGTACTGGTGTAGAACAAAGATTTGCATGTGCTCAAAAAGTTGTTTCTTGTCCTGAAGGTCAAAATGGTAATATTTATTTGCATGGATGTATTGAGTGTGTAAATAATAATGGAACTTGGGTATTAAGTGATCCAACTTGGAGCAGTCAAGCAGGGTGCGTTTATACTAGTAGGCAAAACTGCGCAGATCAATGCCCATCATATGAATCTAATGAATGCTATGGACAAAGCACCGGGGGGACTACGCCCGTAGGCAATCCAGTGACGGAAGAAAATAATACTCCAGTAAGTGAACAAACTGGATTATCAAATGTATTTCCTGGAACTGAAATTCCCCCAGGAGGTGGTGGAGGCGGTGGCGGTAGATTTAACCCTGAACAATTAAGGATGTCTGGGAATAATCAAAGATTTATTTCAAATTCTGTTATAGTAACTACTGACTCTCTTATAAGTAATTTAATAAGTAATATACCAACTAAACAAGTGGAAGAAATAGTATTAATAGATGACACTATAGTTGATAACTCAGTTGATGAAGGTCCAACAACTTACAGAGAACAGGGTTTGTATGATAGAATATATAACTTCTTTACTTACCCAGTAAACACTAAAGTTGAATTAGTTCAAAATGATCAATATTTAAATGTATTTAATACTGTAATAACAAAAGAAGTAAAACATTTTATAGATAGACAAGATAATTCTCCTTTGCCTTGGAGTGATGTTGCAATATCAAATCTAACTCAAGATAAAATTGCTATTAGTTTAAATACAGATTTGTTAAAAGCTTTTAATAACATAAATGATTTTGGTGGACAAGCTGTCCCACTCAGTAATTTTTTAAATATTATTCAATCACTTTTATTGTCTGGCAGGATATCAGAATTTGATTCTAACTATTATTTATCTTTAGAGCTAAGACAAGCCGAGGATAATCCTATTAGGTATTCTCAAAATAGTGATTATGACGAAGTTACCAGGGCTGCATTAGGTTTAATATCAAATGGTGCATCTTCATCTGATTATTCCTCATATATGAATCAGTATGAAAAGAATCAAATAAAAAGACAAAGAAGACTAAACACTGATATTAATGTTAAACTACAAACTGTAGATTTATCTGGAGAGTATTCAACGCTACCTTTAACTGATCATGGAGTCCCAACTATGTCTTTAGATGGTGATTTAACTTTAAGCACCACTTTTGACGTATTGGATCTTGGGGATGGTGCAGGATATTATATTTCAGCTATAGATTTTTCTGGAACTGAGTCCCCTGTTATTAGCCAAAATGATTCTTCAGCATCATTTTTTATACCACCTGTATTAAGAGATAATGTATTAAGAATATTAAATTTTGATAATGCTGCCACTTTAACAGTATCCTCAAATTTATCAGGGCATGAATTATCTACTGATTATAACCCTTCAGCAGATGTAAGTGTTATGTATTTTGCATTAGACTTAGATACTTTAGAAGATAATACAACTAATAATTCTCTTGTAAATTTAACTACAGCAACATTTAGATTGCTATCCAAGGATGAAGCAATCCTACATGCTAGAAACTATAGTTTAAATACTTCTAAATTAAATATAAATTATGATGATCCAATTATTCATTATTTAAGAGATACTAGTTCTATAGAGTATAAACAATATGATGTTAATTTTAAGAACTATCAAATAAATAGAACAGATGATCAATCTATATTAACAAGAAATATTCCTTTTGGATTAATAATAACTCCAGGACTAGGATCTTCCCATAATCCCTATCATGCTTACTCTGAATTAATTAATTATAATTCTTCAAATATTGTTAGATTATTAAAAATGGTCCCTAATATTGATGTAAGCAGAAAAGACATATTAACCCCACCACTAGATGAAAAATTAATTTATGATGAACTTGGAACTTATTATTATGGATTATATGAAAAGTATAATGATATAGATCCACAAGGTATAATTTATGAGTATAATCCAAGTTCTAATTTGTTTTCAAAATCTTATTACTATTCCAATTCATATTCAAATATTCAACCACCCTCATCAACTAGAACTGGGTCGGCAGAATCAGTGATAATAAATTTAATAGATAAATTAAAAACTTTATATAACCCAGAAGAATTAACTTGGTGGGATGTTTATAGAAGACTTAATTCTAATCAAATTGGAAAGTTTATATTATCAAATCAATCCCAGTTTACTAATGATTTAGCAAATGGATTTAAAGATATACCAATTAGAGATGTATTATCTAGTCCTAATATTACTGAAACAGGTATATTGGTAGATCCAGTAGAAAATGATATAATATATATAAAGGAACAAGATAGAGAAAATGCCCCTTATTATTAATTCAATCACACCATCCACAGGACATTGCCATTTACCAGTTAGATGCTCTAATCCAACTCAATCAAACGTTTTTGCTGCTAATAATTTAGTTGTTTTAGTTGGGGATACTTATGATCCTCATATTGTCCCACCATTCTGCCCGCCCCCTAATCCAGTTCACATAGCTACAGCAAGTAGGGGCTCTCCTAATGTTTTTGTCCAAGATAAAGCATTAACAAGACAAGGAGATAATTTAAGTTGTGGGGATACAGCTAATAATCCGGGAATTAGTTTTGTATTCATTAATAATTAATAAATTTTATTTAATTTACTTGCAGGGCATATATATAGATAATATACAGACATATTGTTTTTCAAAGGATTAAATTATGAAAAAAGAAGTCCTCAAAGAGGAAGTTGATCAGCTAATATCCCAGTCATTCTGGGGTAAGTCAGGAGTTTCTTTAAAGGAAGATACTCAGGTTCAAGAAGACGTTGGGTCAGAAGTTCAGTCAGATGACGATGATTCCCAGGAGGAGGTTGTAACTGAGGAAACTCATACTTGCCCTCTTTGTGAGTCAACCTTGGAAAATGACATTTCCGATGAGAAGTTAACCGAGCACATTGAGATGATGCTTGGTATTATCAATGAGATGAACGATATCACCGACGAGGAGTTAGAGTCCATCGAGGAAGACATTGATAGTGACGACCAGGATGAAGAGGAAGTCGGTGAAGATTTAGATGAGGAATCCTGTGGAACCGGAGCTAAGATGAAGGATTCTAAAGGCCAAGCTAAGAAGATGAAAGCTTTAATGGCTGGAAAAAAGAAGTGAGGAAGTTAAGCAGTAATTAGTTTAATTACATGAGTAACCAAGAATTTCCTAATATTTCAGTTGGTGACTTTGCCATGGATATCTTAAAAGACATGGCAAAGGACCCTGTTAAATCATTAAAACCTGCTTTAAAAGAATCAACTATTCAATCATCTAATGTTCCTGATATTAGTAACATTAAAGTAAATGAAGATTTTGTTTCTTTGGTTACCGGAGAAAATAAAAAAGTTTTAATTAAAGAAAGCCCAAGCCCAATTATAAGAGAATCAAAAGAACAAAAATTAGAAAATTTAGTAAATAAACTTTCTAGTTTGTTAGTTGAGGCTAGGCAATTAGTTGAGGAAATTTCTTCCGGGGCTACCACTGTAGGTAATATTGGGGTTAACACAGCTAGTAAGAAGTCTAAAAGTAAAGCTAATCCTTGGGCTATTTGCCATTCGTCTGTTGGACCTAAGAAGAATGATAAGTTTGAACGCTGCGTAAAGAAAATAAAAAGTAAATACGGTATAGATAAATGAAAGATTTTTTAACTTTACTAAATGAAACTAGATTTGAGAAGGCTAAAGGATCTAAAGAGGGTAGGCAAGCTATTAATGATAGAGGTAAAAGATCTCACACCCAGCCCTCAAAATCAAAAGTAAGAGTTTACGGATCTATTACCGATGCCCTTAAAAAAGGTTACATGGGGCAAATTTTCTCAACTAAAGAATCAGATCGTCTTTATGTTATAACTAAACAAAAATGGGGTAAAGACGATGAACAAATTGTTAACGGTAGATCCGCCAAAGGATTCTCACCGGGTAATATACCATCAAAATTTAGTGATGTCAAAAAATATTCTATAAGAACCATGGTTCGTCATAGTGGATCTTCTGATAAAAAAAATAAAGACAAGAAACCTTGGAGCGATAAGAAGAAATAATCATGCAACAATTACAAGATGTATTTATTCTCCAGAACATGAGAGTTATTAATGAGGGTAAATCTGGTCCTCTAAAGGTTCGTGGCATATTTCAAAGAGCCGACGAAGCTAATAACAACAATAGAATTTATCCACAAAAAGTTCTTGAGGGATCAATTAAATCATTAAACGAAGCAATTAAAGAACGCCGTCTTGTTGGTGAGTTAGATCACCCCACTTACGATATGGTGAAGTTATCTAATGCTTCTCACTTAATTACTAATCTATGGATGGAAGGTAAAGAGGTTATTGGCGAGGCTGAAATTCTTCCAACCCCTGCTGGCAAAGTCGTAGAGGGGTTAATTCAAGGTGGAGTAAAGATCGGTATCTCCAGTCGTGGTATGGGAACTCTAAGTGAGAGTAAGAGTGGCGCTAAAACTGTAAATGAAGACTTTAAACTTCTTACTTTTGATATTGTGGCTGACCCCTCAACTCGTGGAGCTTACCCATCTTTAACCGAGTCCAAACAGTATAACAAGGATAAGAAAATTATTGAATCAACTATTCGTAACGTAGTTGGTGAGAGATTATTTCTTAAGCTTCTTGAGAATAAGATCAATGATAAGCTTGGTAGAAAAGATGAGGTGACTAAGACTGACGCTGAAGCCAGAGCCATGGTTGGTGATAAAAGAAAACAAACACAGAAACTCAGATCCGAGGGAGATCCCCAAGGAGCTAAAAGAGTAAAGAAGACTACCAAGTCTTTAATAAAGAATATTAAGGGTGGGGCTTACCCAAAATAACAAAAATAATATATTTTTGTTAAATTTTTAATTAAAAGGATAGATAGTTGTATGAAGAAAAATTCATTAGAACAAATAGCGAACCTACTACCTGAGGGTTTAACTGAAGATGTAATTGAAAAAATTGCTACTTTAGTTCATACCAAGATTCAAGAAGAGGTTAATGCTAAAACGGAGGATTTAACTATTAAAGTTAAAGCCTATTTAAGAGGTCAAATTGAACGTCTCAAAGAACATGCTCTTCGTGAGCTTGAGTTAGAAAACGAGACTTATCGTAATGCTCAACTATACGAGACTGCTAAGGCTTTATTTGTTGCAGAGCTATCTCCAGATGATGAGATAACTGCTGTTAATTTAATGTCTTTAGAACAAAATAATCTGGAAAAGAAGATAGAAGTCTTAGCTGGAGAATTAAATAATTCTCTAAAAGAAAATATAGACCTTAAGAGATTGCTTAAAGTTGTTTCTGATAAATCAGAAAAACTAGAAGAGTCACTTAAATTAACTAAACAAAATTTAGCAGAGTCAAAAGCTATTCAATCTATGAAGCTTTCTGAAACTGCTGAAGTCGTTTCTAAGGAAAATTTCCAACGTCAAGGGAAGAGGTTAGAGGAACGCAAGGATAGCGTCAAGCCTGAGACGAATGGTAATAAGTTTTTGACCGATGAGGTCATGAAATTGATGTCATAATTTTAAGGAGAAATATATTATGGACGTTTCAAAAATTGGAGGATCACCTGAATTAGTTCAGAAGTGGTCAAAGGCCCTTGACGGTATCAAAAGCGAATATACCGCTCGGGTTACGGCTCAGTTGCTTGAGAATCAGGCTAAGGCGGTCTTAGCTGAAAGCAACCGAATCAATGAGGAAACTCTTTCAACTGGTTCAACGCAAGTTGGTAATATTGGAACTTTCCAAAAGTTCGCATTCCCACTTGTTCGTCGCGTATATCCCAATCTAGTATTTAATTATATTGGAGCTACGCAACCAATGGATGCTCCTGTAAGCCAAATATTCTATCTTGGCAACAGCAGATTCTATGGAGGTAATAAGCAAGAGCTTTACTCCAAGTTTAATCTGACTTATCGTGGCGCTGTAACTAGCGGTATTGGAAGCATCACGACGGCTGCGGCAAACTCAAATGCTGCCGGATGGCAACTCCCAGGAGGAGGTGCTGCAACTGGATTAAGCTACAATACTGCCACGGGCACGAATGGTTTCTCACTATCAAACGTTTTGGCACCCCAGTATGGATCACCCTCCACTACTTATGGTGGTCAAATGGCTACTTGGCCAACTACTGGAACTACTCTTGGTTGGACCGTATCAGCCGGTGAACGTCTCGATGGGACGGGAATTCCTGAAATCCAGTTCCACATTCAACAGCAACCTGTTGTCGCCAGAACCCGCAAGATGCGTGCTCTCTGGACGATTGAGGCTTCACAGGATCTTAAGGCTTACCACAATCTAGATCTAGAGCGCGAGCTTACGGAGCTTTTGACGAAGGAGCTTTCACTTGAAATCGACCGCGAGTTGATTGAGGATATCCGTATGATTGCTTATGGAGCCAACTCAGATTTGGGTGGCTGGAAATATGGTTCACTAGATCCAAATTCAAATTCAAATAACTTTGTTGAATACGGAACTTCCCCAGCACTAAATGGCACTGCAGATACCGTAGGCGGTGCTGCTAATGGAAACGCTTTAGGTGCATTTGATTGGAATAATAGTGCTGGAGGTGCTTTAAGAACCTCTGATCCATTAACTAATAAGAATGTTTTCATAGTTGACCTTGCTCAACAATTTATGGGAACTAACTTTGCTCCACAGCACCTAGGCCACAAGTTTGCTAACTTGCTAGCTGTCCTTAATTTTGCTTCACAGGATATCTACAAGACTACGCAAAGAGGACCCGGTACTGTAATTATCACTTCACCTCTAATTGCTTCATACCTTGAGTCTGCTGCCAAGCTAGAGGGCGGAATTGCTGATAAGGATGGTCCAAGCAATATGGGTGGAAAGATTGAGTATAAGGGTAAGTTTGCTGGTAAGTATGATCTAATTGTAGATCCTCTATTCCCAGAAGACGAGATTATCCTCGGCTACAATGGTGGAAGCCCAATGGATGCAGGATTCGTATACTGCCCATACATCCCACTTATGCCACTCCCAATGGTAACTGATCCTGGCACGTTCCAGCCAAGAAAGGGTATCATGACCAGATATGCCAAGGCTGCTATTCAGCCTTCAGCTAGATTCTATCGTGTTATCCGTCTAGTAGGTTTGGGATCAAGTTACATGAACCCAGATATGCTAAGAGTAACTTCAAACAGCTTGATTACTGGCTAATCTTAATTTTAAGATTAATTAAAGCGGACCTCTAAAAGGTCCGCTTTTTTTATTTGTAGGATACCTAAATATCTATAAGTATGGCATACGTAAATCCACATGTTGCTAGTTATGGGTCCTCATATGGTAAATATGGTGGATTAAAAATAACTAATTATTCCCCTAGTGGGGACATTAATCAAGATAATTTAAATAAAAATCTTGAAATTGACGGAGTTCAATTTAATTTATTTGAGCAAGCAATAAATGATTATGTTTTAGCTCAATTAGGGCATCCAATTATAACTGTAGAATTAACTCCATTTCAAGTTAAAACTTGTATAGATGAAGCTATTTCTAAATTAGACTATCACTGTCCTCAATGGTCTATTCAATATGCAGTATTTGATGCCTCTGCTGGTATAAATGTTTATGAGTTACCACAGTTTATGATTAATAATTTAAGCTATGTAACTTATAAAAAAGATATTCTTGGATTAAACTACACCCCTGGATCTTTAGCATTTGATGTAACTTTAGCATTTTTTAATACCAATAGATTCTTTCAAGGTGGCGGAATAGGTGATTTCTTTTTAACACAACAGTATTTAAAAATAATGAGAAGAGTTTTATCAAATGATGGTAGCTGGAATGTAGTAAATGGTAATGCTATTCAACTATACCCAGGCCCAACAGAAACTCCTACTCCAGTTATAATTGAATACAGAGCATTAAATTCTAATACAATTCATCATGCTTATAGAAATTGGATTCAAAGATATGCTTTAGCTTGTGCTAAAGGAATACTAAGTAAAGTTAGAGGTAAGTATCAAGTTCTTCCTGGTCCTGGTGGTGGTGCTCAAATGGATGGATCTATACTAGGTCAAGAATCTACTGCCGAGAAAAAAGAATTAATGGAGGAATTGAGAACTGATATTGAAGAACCTCCTATGTTCTCAATAGGTTAATATGAGTAATTTTGGAAAATTTAATTCTGATATAAAAATTCCAAATACCGATGATTTCGATAATCCATTTAGATTATTTAATAAAGCTAGCGATAGAAATCTATTAAACATAATAGATGAAGAGCAATTTAGATTAGCCGGGTCACCATTAATGATTTATAAGTATTATCAAAATAAAGAAATTGATGATGTTTATGGTGAAGAAAGAAATAAAACTATTTCAGTCGAGCCAATAAAAGTGTATGGCCATTACGATCCAAGACCAGTTGAAGAAAATTTAACTCAGTTTGGATTAGAGTTGGTAAACAATCAAAAGTTTACATTTAATAAAAGTTATATAGAACGCAGATTAAATAGATCTGTTATTCCTGGTGACATTATTAAACCACAATTTCAAAACTTAAAATATGAAGTATATGAAGTGCAAGAAGATAGTTTTGAAACCTATGGTATTTATCATTTAGTCTGTGCAGCCAAACTTCTTAGAGACTCTCAAGATGTTCATAATGAAATCCCACCAGTTTCTGATGATGTAGATGGGGAGTTAAATTATTAAAATGGGAGAAATACCAGTTAGCTCTAAAGTTATTAGGGAAATAATAGAAAAAACTAATAATTCTACAGGTATGTTTATTCAAAAGATATACAAAGATACTTTAAGAGAATTTATTAATATTTTTGGTAATATCTATTACGTAGATAAAAATAATAATCCAATAAAAATTAAATGCTTTCATGGCAATCAAGAAAGGGCCGTGGCAAAGACTTCTACTGGGGATAACGTGACACTGCCTGTCATAACAATTAGCGAATCTAGGACCGCTAATAACGACGGTAGACGGCGATATAGCAGCTTGCTAGTGCATGACAAGTATTGGGATGATGATAAACACAGAGCTATAAGAGTATTAAGTATTGCCCCAAGACCCATTGATATTAGCTATGAAGTTAATATTTGGACAAAATATAAACAAGATATGGATCAAATAAGGGAATATATATTCTTTTTATTTAATCCAGACTTAGAGATAAAAACTAGTAAAAGCGAAATAACAAAAGCTTTTTTAGAATCTGAATCTGATATTTCGGAAGTAGAAGCCCGTGATTTAGAAGATAGAGTTCTAAGGAAAAAAATCACAATTAATGTTGAAACTTATATTCCAAGTCCAAAGTTTTTGTATACTTCAACAGGAAAAATAGAAGAGTTTAATTATGAGGTTGAGATAGAAAACAACCCATCAGTAGTAGAAATTTTAAGTAAATCTAATTAAATTAAAAAATTTAATTTAAATTTGCCCATATCTAGAGTAAATAGTTATAGAGAATTATATATGTCTAATAAAAAAGTTTTGGTAAATCCTCGGGTGGATAATCCTGTAACTAAAGTAATTAAAAACTATTCATTACAGGGATTAAGTGTTCTTTTAAATACAGAAAATGGACCAAAATTTATATGGTTAGCTCCTAGACAAGCAGTTACTGTTTCGGAAGCTTACATTAGTGTGCAAGCGCAAAACTTGCATAAAAGAAGATTAATTCAAATTAGTAATTAAAGGATATTTAAATGGCCGCAATTCCTACTAGCCCTGCTGTTGTATTTCTTGAACGGGATAATTCATCATATCCTGCTAATATCGACTCATCAATAGTTGGTATTGTTGGCTATGCTACTAAAGGTCCTTTGGATACTCCAACCCTAATAACCAGTCAAGAAAATTTAGTTAATACGTTTGGAAAGCCTAATGAATCTATCCCTGGTCAAGGATTAGAGGCTGCTCTTGAAATTCTTGAAACCACTAATCAAATTAGATATGTTAGAGTTGCCCCAGATAATGCTACGACTGCATCATCATTGGTTACAATAGGTTCATGCCCTGCGGTTTCAGTTTCTGCAGGATCAATGGGTGATGATGGTGCTGGTATTGGCACAGCCGGTGCTAATATAAATTTCTTTTTTAGAATTTCTGTAAAAGATTCTGATGGTGTAGAAGTTCAAGAGGATACATTATATAATGTTTTATCTTCATTAAATGTACCTACTGGTTATGGACAAGCTTCTGCTTTGGCAAGAATTATAGGAAATGGTAGTAATCCAAGCGATAAAGTTGGGGTGTTCTATGATCAAACTTCTACCGATTCCCTCGTAGGTTATAATAATGGTTTAATAGTTGGAAGTTTTGCCGGAGCAAATGCAAGATTATCAGTAAGTGCTTATAGTGGAACTTTAACTTCTCTAGTGGGTGCTCCAATATTAAAAGCATTACACTCCTCCGGCTCTGTTACTTCAACTGGATATGTAAGCTCAATTACTGCAAATGGTTATACCGTAACTTCAGTAGCAGCAAACTCATTATTCTATAAATCACAAGCACTGTATAAGGGTTCAGGATACAATCTCGGAACTGATACCAATACTGGACAAACCAGTGGACTTAGTATTGAGTTGGATGCTTACGCTGGGCCATATTCAAATGTAACAGTAAATTCTGATGGTATCACTGCAGAAACTTTCAAAGTCTCTTTAATTGATGATCAATTCTTTATTGAAAAAGCTATCAATACAGGGGATACTAATCTTAAATCAACTTTGATTAAAGGTGAAATAGGTATTGCTAACCAAACCAGCGCAACGCCAACTGCAAATGCAAACTTCTGGTCTATAGCTTGTTTAGGGGCTCCAGGTGGTAAGGTAACTCTTACTAATGGTGAAGTTTCAGCTAGCCCAAGATTCTTAAAGTTTGTTGATGGAACTTATTCAATGACGAATGGTTCAAATGGAACTGTAGATGAAACGGCAACTAGCTCATTTGCAGAAGTAATAGGAACTGCAAGTGCTAAGACTGGTATGTATGCTTTAGATGATGATAATCTTAACATATCTATAGCTTTAGTTCCTGGAATTTATGATCAAGATGTTCAAAATAATTTGATCACTCTTGCAGAAACTTCTCAAAACTTTATAGCAGTAGTTGCTCCACCAATTGGATTAAATAACGTTCAAGAAGCAACTAACTGGATGAATGGTAAGGGAGACTTAGGTAGAACTGCAGCCATAAATAGCTCTTGGGCTGCTGTATACTGGCCACACGTTCAAGTATACAACGTCTTTGATCAAAAGGATATGTGGTATGATGCTGCTATCTATGCCGTAAGACAAATGACGTTTACGGATAATGTAGCTGAATCATGGTTTGCTCCCGCTGGATTCCGTCGCGGAAGACTAACCAAGCCAACTGCAACTGAAATTGCATTAAACCAAGGCGACAGAGATTCACTATACGTAACGAACTTGAATCCAATAGTAAACTTTGTTCCAGATGGTATAACTATCTTTGGACAGAAGACTGCTCAAAGAGCAGCAACTGCTTTGGATAGAGTTAATGTTAGAAGACTAATGATCTACTTGAGAAAGGTCTTGTTACAAGCTGGTCGTATAGATTTGTTTGAGCCCAACGATCAGTTTACTTGGGATCAAGTGAAAGCCAAAGCTCAAGCGGTTCTCTCTGACATTCAAAATAGAAGAGGCATCACTGATTTCAGAGTAATCTGTGATGAAACTACTAACACTCCACTAAGAGTTGATAGAAATGAACTTTGGTGCAAGATCCTTCTGAAGCCAACCAAGACTGCAGAGTGGATCGTATTTGAGGTTAACCTAACCTCTCAGTCAGCTAAATTTAATGGATAATAAAAATGGCAGTTCAAAGTAAATATAAGAATACATTTCGTAACGCTAGACTAGGACAAGCTCTACCAGTAATATCAACTGAACTTGATTCAGTAAGGAATTACATGTTTGAGGTAACCTTTGAAGGGTTGCCATCAGATATAAGTGGTGAAACCGATGGATTAACTTTAGCTGCAAAACAGGTAGAGTCCACTGGTATAAGCGTAGAAGATATCGAAGTAAGAAGACTAAACGATCAAATTTACTTCCCAGGCTCAGTAAAGAATGAAGAGTTGGTAATAACTTTTGATAACCTTTACCTGAAGAAGTCTGCCGGAACTTTGTGGGAATGGTTTAGAAGCATCTACGATCCTCTCTCAGGCAATGCTACCAAGTATGCCAGACCAGGGGGTTCACTAGGAACTTTCAAAGCTATGAAGCTTAGAGTTCTTGAATTAGATAACACCCGTAATCCTCATGCCGCTATTGAGTTCTATGGGGTATATCCAAGAGCCGTTAAGTTCTCAGAAAAGAATTATTCACAAAGCGAGTTTGCTACTATAAATGTAACGTTTAGATATGACTACATGGATTACTACAACTATAACTAATCCTACTTGATCTTATTTAATTATAAATAGCCTACCACTAGTGGTAGGCTATTTTGCTATAATATCTATATGAATTACTTTTATAAATTATTAGAAAGCTACAGTCAGTTAAAAAATAGAAGTCTCAGATTGTTAGAGCGCGATAGATCGGGCGGGAAAAGAAGATTATCCCAGCCCCCATCTCCTCAAGCTGTGTATGCTGCTAAAAAATATATTGCGAATGCAAAAACATCAAATGGCCGACAAATCCCAGTAACTCAATTACCTCCTGCGTATGTAACTATAAATGGTAAGGGCGTTGTAGTTTTTACGGGTTTTCCAGGACCAAGATATGGAAGAGAATATGGAATAAAAACTGCAGCAGATGAAGATGAGTTTGCAAGATTATTAGATCAAGCTGCACAAGGAGGACAATCATCTCAAGGAGCTACAGGTGGTGAACAAAATCAAGATGCTAATGGACAACTAAAATTAGATCCAAGTAATCCAAAACAAGATAAAGTAGAAGAACAACCAAAAAAAACATATGAATTTTTAGACTCCCATGAGTTTTTATCAGAAATAGAATACAATAAAACTGTTGAAAAAATATGTAAAATAGATAAAACAAAATGCAAAATTCTTAGGGGTGCCCATGCAAGACTTCTCAATACAGGAAACTCAGGAGACTTAGCTAGAACCATAGCTCAAAGTAGTTATGTTATTGAGTCTTGCGATGAAAATGAATCCATATGTGTTCCAACTAGAAATGATCAAGATATAACCCACATCAAAAGAAATGTATCTAAAATTTTTCAAGAAATATTTAAAATACTATCTAAAGAAAAATTAACTTTGGAAGATGTTCAATATCTTAAACAATCAGTAAGCATAAGTAAAGTAGGTCAAATAATAATTAGAGATCCCATAACTGGGCAAGGAATGCTTTTCCATGAAGACAGTCAATACATTACTTCATTAATAAATGGAATGATTTCATTACATGAAGATCCTGGAACTGAAAAACAATTAGAACTAGAAACAGATCATGGAAACTTCTTAAGGAATGGAAATGGTATTGGAGGTAGGGGAGCAACAATTAGAGGTTTCTTTTTTGAAGACTTGAGAAACGCTGTAATTTTACATGCTAGATGCAGAAATTTACAACAAGATAGTCCAGAATCAAATAGATGCAATAAAAAAATATCAGACCTTTTTGAAAGATGGATACAAAATCAAGATAAATTAATGGAAGCATTTCAAGGTTTGATAGATCAATATAACACAGAGGGCGCTGTGTCTATGGATTTAGATGATAACTTAAGCATGTTTTTTATTCAAACAGTAGTAAATGCTTTTGGAAATGGGAAAATGGCTAATGCTCAACAAGCTATGGAAAGATTCTCAAGAGTAATGAGTAGAATGGCATATATGGGAGTAGATATTAGACGGCCCATGCATGTTATGAAATCTGCGCATACTGTAGGATTAGGTAGAAAAGCAGATATGCTTGAAGTGTATTCTACAAAAGAGTCTGCCGTAAAAGCTTTACTAAGCATGGGATTTGACCAAGCCACTGCAGAAAAAATGATTATAGAGAGAGATATTTCTGAAATAGAATGTGATGGGACAGATTGTAAAAATTTATCCAAAGTATATTTAATAGGTGATAGTTTAAAATTTTCTAATGAAGCTGAATCAATTGACCTTGGTCAGGCAAGCCAATCAAATATTACTGCAGTAATTGACGGAACCTATTGTGGCAAAGTAGTTAAAGATTCTCCTAGATGCCGCGCTGATGTTGAAAGACAAAAAAAAATGATGAAAGAATCTGGGGTTACCGAACAAGATTTAAATTTAGTTAAAGAAGAATTATCAAGATTTCAATCTGAATTAGATATTATGAAAAAAATTCCAAAGGAAGTAAAATATTTTACTCAGAAAGGTGGAGTTAGAGTTTTTCAAACAGCAAAAATGAGAGAAGAATTTTTAAAGTCTACTTTAGATTATTTTAGAAAAAATGATATATTTAAAGGGTTAACTCAAAATGCAATAATAGAAATAGAAAAAATGATTAAATTTTCTGATGAGCAAGACTGGGAAAAAGTATGTGCAACAATTGCTTCTGTAATACAGAAAAGAAGAATTCAACAGTTAGTTGATGCTAAAACTGAAGATGGATCTCCAGATTTAAAACAAAGAAGAAAAGGTCTAGGATTTGTGGTAGCTTTGGCTTTATTTGCTGGCGGTGCCGCTGACAACTCAATGCTTACAGTAATAGACGCTAAAAATAGAACTATGTATGTTGGAGAACAAAATAAATATCTTCAATCAGTAAGAGATTCTATATCAAATCAAGATAATGTAAAGAATGCTCAAATAGAAGTTCGTGATGGTAAGTTTATTTTAAATGGAGTAGAAGTAACTTTCAATGGAAAAAGAGCAGACTGCCATATACCTAAATCTATTTTACAGCAACACAATTCTAAAATACTTTCTTTGAAAGAAAGACAAGGGTTAGAAGTAGCTTAAGGATAATACCTATATCCATAAATGTTTTGCATTAAATTCTTTAGTCGTAGCTAGTAAATCTGGAAGACGACATATGATATACCGTTCATTTAAAAAATTCAAATGAATGTGGTCGTGATTTTCGGCGTAGGTCGCCAGAGCGAGCGAACCCTTTTCCTTGAATAGACATAGGATATCTTTTCTGTCTTGTTGAAAGATCAACATAAAATTTTTCTGGATTTTTTTAGAATCTTTTTCAGCTTGCTCTATAAAAGACATAAGATCTGATTTCTCATTAAATACAGATCCAATATTTTCTTTATTATATCCTTTCTTACACTCAATAGTGAATTTAAATGTTTTAGGTGTTATTAAATCACCACTAAACTTTAAGTGTTCAGGTAAATTATGTGTAGTAGAAAAAGCTCCAGATCCTGGAGATCTAATAAATTCAGTAGTATCAAAAAATTCATTCAATATAGAACAAATTTTTCTTTCAAAAGTATTACCTTTTGTTCTGCTGTTTTTTCTTTTCTTTTTGTTCTTGATTAAGTTTTTTAAATCAAAATTGTCTTGCATTTTTAATACTCCAAGCTATTATAGTGTTCGATGGATAAAATTAAATTTGATGGTTCAAATTGGAAAATAAAATTAACAGAAAGAAGTAGAGGTCGTATGAAGTTAGCTATTAAATTATCAAAGGATGAGGCTGAAGGGTTTAAAAATTGGTCTGAGGCAGTTAGACCACCCAATATCAGTGATGAGGATTTCTTTAAGCAAATATTCTTTAATGGTATTGAGCATTTAAATGATAAGCTTCAAGCTATCTCTCGTCAAATTTTAAATGACCCTGAGATGAGAAAGAATCTTGAGGCTTCCGGTGTTAACGTATCCGCAATAGAAAATAATCTCCCTAAGCCATGAACTATATTCCAAAAAATATTAATTCGTGGGAACGTCTACAGCAACTTGTTCGTGCTATAGATGAGCTACTTCCTAAGGGTGGACCTAAGAATAGGATTAGGGTTCTAGTATATAGCCCTTGGAATGAGCATTCAACCAAGTTCAAGGGTTATGATGCTCGCGTAAACTTGTTTGAAGTCCCTGAAGTTATGCAGGTTCTAAATGAGACTTTTGAGCAAGACTTAAAATTAAATACAGTCCCAACTTTGATCAACTTCCAAATGATAGATGATCAGATTAAAATGGTGATTGTAGATAATGCTACTGCCATTCAGCATGAACTAACGTCTGGTGGCTGAACAGGAAATCCAAATTTAAACTCAAAATAAGCTTCCAACTTGAGTTTATGTCTTTTAACTTTAGTAGCTACCAGTTTTAAGTTATTTATAATTACTGTCGTAAAATAATTGAACGCAGAGCCGTTCTCCGGTTTAAAATTACGCAGTGTCCTTAGGACAAGGAGGAAGCATTCTTGTTTTGCATCCTCCTTGTCCACTTTAAAATGGAAAGCGTCTATAATATTGCTGATGAGGGCGTCGAAGCAATACATCAGCTCATCCTGAAATTCGTAATTACCAGAACAGTGTAGTTTAATTAGTTGTTCAAAACGCTTGTTATTAAGATACTCCGACACAAATTAATAATAGTATGAGAATACTACCAGATCCTTTTAAATATGAATATATTGATTGTAAAGGTTGCACTCAACTTGAACGTAATCAAGTGTGCCACTCGATTATGGATCATTGGGAGATGGGTTTTAATAAGCTCTGCGAGATTTTATTTGTGTCCGAGTCTTTTAAGCTTGAGCATGGTGAAATAACACCCTTCTTAACGAAGGAGCAGGATTTAATTGAATCTATCTTAGAGTCCGCAGGATTTGGGCATCTTATCCCACACGTAGAATACACTGCGTCAGTTAAGTGCATCAACGTTAAGGATAAGGATATGACCAAGGAAGATAAAGATATCTGCCGTAACCATATTCTGGCGACTGTACGAGCCTGCAAGCCTAAGGTTATCTTTGTCTGTGGCAACCTACCCTTGGTGATGCTAACTAAGAAAAGCGGCATCATGGGCAAGCGAGGGAAGGCGTTTGAGTATGAGGGCATCCCTGTGGTGGCACTGTATCACCCAGTCCAGGTGCTAATGGAGCCTCAGAACCAATACCTATTCAAACTGGATATCCAGAACGGTATTGAGACATACTATAACAAGCGTGGGACTGATTCAGAGTTCTCTTGGGAGATGCTAGATACGATTGAGAAGCTCAATAAGCTAGCGGAATATAAGAACTGCGATGTGGCGGTAGATATTGAAACCACCGGGCTAGACTTCCTCAAAGACGAGATACAGACGGTAGCCCTGAGCTTTAATCATAAGGGGAAGCTAGTTACTTTCACAATTCCAATGTATCACAAGGAATTCACTCACCCGGACGGATGGATTTCTACCGTAAATAAACTTTTTAGTGAAATATTTACCAACGACTTAACACGGAAGATATTTCACAAGGCACAATTTGATACAAAGTTCTTGGCTAGGCAGGGCTTGTCTGATATAAGGAACATCTACGATACCAAGCTCATGCAGCACATGGTTGACGAAAATCTTCCTAAGAGCCTCAAGGATTTGGTATCCTACTACTTTCCAAATGAGCAGGGCGTAATCTAATGTTAGGGCAAGACGGCAAGAAAACAGACTGGAAGAACATGCCCCTGCCAACGATGGCTAGAGGTAATGCTCTTGATGCCTACTTCACCATGAAGGTATTCCAGAAGCTAGAGAAAAGAATCTCTGAGCTTAAGATGGATAACCTCTATGATAAGCTCATGGTTCCAGCGGTCGAGTTCTTCAAGACCATGGAGCTTGACGGTCTTTTGATATCGGGTAGTAAAGTAAACGAACTGGGTGTCTTGCTGAAGGATGATATCCTTAATAATGAGGATAGATTGTATTCCTTCAAGGAAGTAGACAAGACTCTAGAGCTTACCTCCACTGATGACCTTACTCGTATACTCTATTCTTGCGATAAGAAGAAGAATATTGTAGAAGGTGGGTTCAACCTGTATCCCCCGATCACATCGGAGAAAACTGGGGCTCCAAGCACGAGCGCGGAAGCATTAGATATCTTACTAGAACAACTTGAAGAAGAAATCAATCGCAGAGGTCTAAATGAATAGGTTTGAGAAGCTTGAACTTGAGAAGCAGATATCACAGTCTGCTATTAGATCTCTAAGCGACGCCAACATCGTGAACGCTAGAGATTTCATCAAGGGTCTACTGGATTACAGAAGATCCAAGAAGCTCTACGATACCTATATCTCAGGTGTTAAGGAGGCAATGCAATATAATGGATCAGACCGGATTTACGTGGAGTATCGTCTCGAT